GAAAGCGTACATTCGCACCCTCAATGCTCATATCGCCCGTACCAGTGTCAACAATACGGCTATTGCTACCATCATGATAAATCTGCAAATCACTGCCAGCACCAAAGATGGCCTTGTCGTTGTCGCCGAAGGTAGCATTGCCACCGTCGAAGGACACATCGCCAGACACCGCAAGAGATGTCAGCGTGCCAACAGAGGTCACGTTAGGCTGCGCCGCCGTTGCCAGCGTACCCGTGATGCTCGTGCTTGCCGCCAGTGTCGTAAAGCTACCCGCAGCAGGTGTTGTCCCGCCGATCACTGTGCCGTCGATTGTGCCGCCGTTGATGTCAGCTGTATCTAGTACCGCTGAGTAGATAGTAAAGACACCATCACCTGTAGTGATAAGAGCTGCTGCTGTACCGTCAGGTGCTGTGATAGCAGCTGTAGAAGTAATGATGGCATTAAGGGTGCCTTGGAAGTAACCATCCTTAAACATAAAGATGGGGGTACCTAGGTCAATATCATTGTCTGTGGCAGGGTACACCACCCCGTCCTCAACCCTAATCTGCTCAGTAGACGCAGATGCTACATCAACGTAAAAGCTAAAGCGGTCATTATCGGTGTCTACTGCTAACTTATTTAGAGGAGTACTCGAACCAGCATCACCTATAAGACTGATTACAGGACCTTCATTAGGGGACCCATCGTGTGCGTGGCCCGCTGTACTGTCAAACACAGCTAGCAGTTGATCAAACTCACTGTTAGAGTCAGACGCCTGAATAGTGTCACCGTCGGTGTAGCTGCTCTGTCTAGTGTAACCCGTCATCTTTTTCTCTCCTTAGCGTCTTGCCGCTGTAGTAAATTCTAATTGGAAACCCTTTAAAGAGTAAGGGGTTGATAACCCATTATCTACAACTCTTAAAGCTATAGAAAAACCTGAACCTTCTATAGGTTGTCTAACAAGTGGGTTTGACTGACCGCCATAAGTGGAGAGCCCATAAACACCCAACCCGTATAAAGCGACCACTTGCGACGAATCAAAGGGGTAAGCGGCTGGTCGGGGCGCGGCTCCACTCTCGTAATCATACCTTATGTATAAGTCAGAGTTAACAACACCCTCAGGTGCGTAGTTTATGATGACACGCTGGAATGACTTACGGATACCCGCGTCACCCGCTGTGATGTCAGGGCTACGGTACCTACCGATAATGTGTTCCCCGTCGAAGGTATTGCCTTGTTGGTCCCTATAGATATACCCGTCATAACCACCTAGGATTATGTAAAAAGCACCACGGTACTCCTCTGTGTCAGAGCTGTACATACGTATACCACGGGTGGTTGCAAACTCATACCCATCTTCATCTAGACTACAGATAACACCGTCTGTAGCACTAGGGGGTACCCCTTCTTTATTGAAAAGGATACGATACTGAGTCTTGTTAGGGATAATATAGGAGATAAACTGGTCTACTTCTACTCTATTCTGGAAGAGGCTTTGAACTGGGCGCGAAATAGTGCCTAAGTCAACATCACCGATACGCTCAGTACCTGCAATCGTACGAAGACCATCAGGCCCTAGGAAGACGATATCCCCTCCTAGTTCTTTAATAGTCCAACCGTTACGGCAACCAATACCTCTTGAAACAGGGTCCAACCTGAAATCTGCTTGAGAGTTACCAGATAAACGGTAGATACGATCAGTCGAGAAGATGTAAAGGGTATCACGGAAGTTAATCATACCTGTAACAGGCGAGTCCACAACAAAACTACCAGCGCCATTAGCTGTTGAGAAGTCGTCTAGGGTCAAAGGGGCTGTAAAGATAATCTCTTGTGGGTTAAGGGACATCCCTGCGTAGAAACCTGTATTCTTAAAGAGGGCTACGTGTTGGGGGTCCGCAGGAGCTAGGCTTCCTGTAATATCCGTCAAGCTAGCCCCATCCCAGTAGGAGGCGTTGTTCGAGCCATCTACAAAAACAAGGATTTCACTGCCATTGAAGTTAACACGGCGGTGGTTATACCTGTTGGCACCCGTGCGTCCTGAGTCGATCTCTGTCCAAGTCTGATTAACAACAAACCCTTCTAGGTGAGAGTCAGCAATTGTACCGTTTACACCACGTACACATCCTGTAAAAGTAGAACCAGTTTTACCTGTGTAGTTGATTTGCTCTAACCCTATAAAAAGGGTACCCGTCTCTGAGAAACCCTCAGAGGATGCTACAGTTACAGTAGTATCTGCTTGACCTAGACCACCACCTACTAAGATCGTCGAAGCTCCAGTAGAGCGATAAACACCCTCCCCACGGGCTGCTACAACCTCTCCTTGGAAGAAAGCAGACATAAGAATGGGCTCAGCATCAGATGATGTAAAAGGAACCTTACTCCCACCCCACTTTGTATAACCGTCAATACGACGGTACCCCCCTCCTGTGTCTGGTTCAAAGTTCTGCAACTCAACAGCCATACCTGGTTCAACGTCAAAGTTAGAACGGTTAAGAACAAGACCCCCTCGAAGGGGGAAGATGTAAGGACTAATCCCTGAACTATCTGCCATGTTGTCTTGTCTTTCTTAAATACGGGTGGTGCTTGTGGGCAGACCCTGACCCACCAATACGGTTGAACGTACGTAAGGGTACCTGTTGGCTAACAAGGAACGCATGTGGGTAATACCTTCCTGGAATCGCTGCCAATTAAGCTGGTACTGGTCTACCTCCCCTCGGTACTGGTAGGCGTAAGCTGTTGCACCGTCAGCGATAACTGCACGATAAAGGTCAGGTATACTGGGTACGTCGTCGGCTTTTACTAAAGGGGTTGGGTTGGTGTAGTACTCAAACCGCAGTGTGTAGGCTTTATCTGGGTACGGGTAAAGAAGGTAGTTATTATCAGGGGTGCGTACAACGTATAAAGGGACCCCTCCATAGAAGGCAGCATCGTCCTCCTGGTCAATAAACCTATCTACGTATTCATTGTACGCTAAAAGAGTAAGACCCCCACCTGGTGAACCAAGGGAAGTATCCTTCTCTAGCCTAAATGTATTGTAGTCTACTGTCTTAGTGTTATTAGGGAGGTTAAAGCGGGTGACACCTGGCACCAACACTTCTGAGTGAGTGTTGTGATTAAAGGGCCAATTATAATCTTTGTGGTTAATGTAGTTGATGGCGTCGTTAACAGCGTTTTTACACTGTGTTTGGTAGCCACGAGAACTAAGAAATGTACCTTGAGTCAAGGCGACTTCGTTAATACGAGCTAGTACCTCATTAGTGATGTCTAAGTATGTATACGCCATTCTTCTCTTCTCTACGGTAAGAAGGAAGGGCCCCGAAGGGCCCAACCTTAAGTTTTATTATGCAAGGTTGTACTTAGCAGTAACAATAGCCTCTGGACGCAGAATCTTACGACCGTAGAGGTGCATACCACGTACGATGTCAGCAAAGCTGTCAGGGTCACGGTATGTTTCTGTTTTGTTGATCTGCTCAGCAGTAGCGATTGCAGAGTCATGACCCGCAACGATAGCACCGAAGTTAGTTTCCTGCGAAGCAGTACCTACTGTAGACGCACCAGTGCCTACGCTTGGCAGGTTGTTGGAGACGTATACACGGAAACCGTTCCACTTAGGAATAACGAGACCGTTACGGAGAGCACCATCGTCACCGAAGTCAGCATTCAGGAAACGGCTGTCTTCGTCAGCAAGGATTTCCATCATAACTGGGTCGATAACAACCCAACGACCATCTTTGTCAACGTTCTGTACGTCGAGGAGACGACCCATACGGTTGATCAACATTACTGGTGATACGTATGAGGTTGGGAGTGCTGTGGCACCAGGCAAACGAGCAGCAACTGGAACCGAAGGTGAAGTAATACCTGTGTGGTCAGTTGTGATGTTGCCGAATGCTTTGGCGTCGAGCTTGTTAACTGCAAGAAGTTCGTCAGAACCTGCAGCTGAGTCAGCTTTAGTACCGTTCACAGTTGTGTTAACTGTATCAGCGTTTGTGTGCAGAGCAGACTGCGCATAACCTGACAAGTAACCGAGAACTTCTTGGTCATGCTGGTCAGCCAAGCGGTACGCCGCACGGTTGGTTGCAAGATCCATGAAGTTTACGTGGCTGTGAGCTTCTTCGATATCATCAATCTTGAAAGCAAAGTAGTTAGCTTTGTCTACGACGAGCGAGAAGTCATCGTCTTGCAAGTCTTGTGCAGCAATCTGTGTACCACGTGCGTACGATGATACTGAGATTTCTGGTTCTTTGATGATTTTAACTGTATCACCCTGTGAAGCGATCTCACCGAAGTAGTCAGAGTTGGTGATGTCGGTACAGATTGATTTCTTGCGGAAAGCAAGTTGTACTTTCTTCGAATAGATTACTGAAGAGAAGTTACCGTTTGGGAGGTTAGTATAACCACCTGCTGATGCAAAAGCCATTGTATATATCCTTCTAGATGTTTGGCTTGATAAAGTAGGACGTAGTGGTGTCCCAGTTAAGAGAACCTAAACAATCGGGATAAGAGGCTGATAGATTTCTAGGGTGCTTTCGGGGTAGCTTGCCAGCTAGTCCCTCCAGGGCCTGTACTTAATCAGGTAAGTCTTAGAGATTATTAGTGTTCAGTAGTCTACCCCATAAGGGGCTACTGTATATGTCTACGGGTATCCAAGTAGGGGCCGTTAAACATATACAGTTATACCATACTCATTCTTGAGTGTCAAGTTTTAATTGAGTATAATGATATTAGCGAGCACGGCCAGAGATGTCATAAACAAACTTACCTGAGGCCATTGCTTCTTGGATTTCATCGTAGCGATTCTCAAACTCTTTGTCACTCATCTTAGAGATAACTGACTCTTTGAGGTAAGAAGCTGCATCGTCTGTCTCGATAGCAGTACGGGTCTTCTTAGCTACTGTCTTAGCGGCATCCTTGGCCTGTGCCTTCTTAGCGGAAGGTGTAAGACCATTATCAACCTTATAAAGGTCAAGAACACGGATAACACTACCAGCATCGTCTGAGTTCTCATAGAGAGCATCACGTACCCACTTAGGTTGTTCATCAACCCAGTCATGGAACTCGTCTGCTTCACGGAGGTCATCGAAGTCAGAGTGTGCCTTACGGATCTCCGTCTCAGCACGAGTACGTGTAGCTTCGTACTTAGCTTCGTCAAGCTCCTTGAACCGTTCGTTAGCCTCAGCAAAACGCTCAGCAGCTTTCTTCTCAGCAATAGTCTCCACAATAGCAGCTACGTCTGGGTGTTTGTTTGCCCAAGCTTCAATGTCTTCATCTGACTTAGGAGGACGTACAGCGGTATCGGACTCAGCAGCTTCAAGCTTCTCTTTCCACTCCTTCTCCTTCTCAGCCATATGTCGACGAAGATCACCATAGCGCTTCTTAAAGGACTTCTCCTCACGGCTAAGCTTTACGCCATCTTCATCTTCATCTTTATCTTCTGGCTCATCAGCCTCAGGAGCGTCCGCTACAGGCTCTTTAACCTCTTTAGGGGCCTTGGGTACCTCAGCCTCCTCCTTGGCCTCCTCAGGGGCCTCTACGCCGCTCTGAGACGCCATCAAGGCTGCTAGTTCAGCTTCATCCTTTTCAATACGAGCTTGTTTAGCTGCGTAGTTGCTTCCACGGGACATCATAGACTCTTTGATGTGGACGTCCTTAACCATTTCTTTAGCCATTGTATATTCCTTTATGTTGGGGTCAGCTTATGCTGAGTGGCCTTAGTTAATTATATAGGATAGTTGGTGAGGGCCTATTTGCGGCCCAAACCTTTCTTAACAGTTGGTTTCTTTTCCATCTTCTTCTTGGAGGGACGAGGTGCTACGAGACCACCTTTAGCCATACCACCCCAGCCTGAACCTTGACCTTGGTCACCTTGTCCGCCTGTGGCAGCACCGGCTGCACCGTCACTTGTACCGCTTACACCGTTACCCATACCATCGTTACCGCTCGCACCAACACTACCTGTACCACCTTGTGCAGCACCACCAGAGGCTTGACCTTCAGTACCAGCCCCGTAACCACCTGAGTAACCCTCAGGACCTGGTGCATTCATCTCAGCAATAGACTTACCTGTACGAGCAGAGGCCTCTAACTGGGATGCAACTCTATCACCAGCAGTAGTGGCTAATCCACGGTAATCTGCAGCAGTACGACCTGTACGTCCTGTGGATGTAGGAGCTGTGGTTGTACTTGTTGAAGTAGATGTTGTCTGAGAACCCTTAGGTGCTTTACTGTTTTGCGAGATAGCTTCAATAGCTTGTGCAGTCTTATTCGCCAGACCAGAGGTAAAGAGTCCATTTGTGTTTAGATTGTTCTCTTTAGCGAAGCTTTTAGCAGCCTCTGCAATAGCATTAGCTTGAGCTGTATGACCCTGTGCAGCTAGTGCAGCTGAGTTAGCCATAGCCTCTGAGTAGGTCTTACCTGCCATAGCTTTACCTGCAACACTAACACCTAGGGCCCCAAGTGGCCCTGCAAAGACCTGACCGGCCAAACCAACAGCCCTTGAGCCAAAGGATTTACCATCCTCACTCATGGTAGACATAGTCGCCTCCGCAAGTGCATCTGGGTCTCCGTAGTCGAAACCACCCATCCAACCCTTACCAGCATTCTCGTTGTCTGTGGTAGGTGTGTTCTCATCCGGACCACGGCCCTCCCCAGGTTCATCAATACGTACAGGTGTGTTAGCTTGTGTTTGGTACACAGGGGCCGATACACCACTGGTAGCACCTGTTGCCTGTTGCTCTTGTTTAGTCTGTTCTTGTTTGGTAAGAGGTAGCCCTGTGTAGGAGAAACCCATTTGGTACTCACGGGGGTCAAAGGAGCTCCGGTACGTACCATCCGTTACAACACCACCTTCTGCCATACCCTGTACAGCAGCTGGTTGAGCCTGTGGGCCTGCATCTTGAATGAAGATACCCTTAGCTTTCAACATGTTTACAATAGATGGGTCTTTAGCTGCAGCACCTTTAACACGATCAATAATACCGTTAATGTCAGCGCCCGGTACAAGACCACCAGCTGCGTAACCATCGAGCTCCTCTAGATCAGACGAGAGGGTGTGCTCTAGTATCTCTTCCTTAGCCTCAGGGGATGCAACAGGTTCACCACCGATACGTCCGTTCTCACCCATCTCTTCGAGACCATCCTTAGCTTTGTTGACCATCTTCTCAAGAGTAGATACACCGATGAACTTAACTACATCAGCAGGTACAACGTACTCACCCTCAGACAGTTTAACGTCTACGTCATCACGTACGTCAGAGGCGTTAGACCCAACAGGGATTTCGTTACCTGATACAGGATCTACATCCATACCGTCTGTGGCCAAACCACCTTCTTCCATCATCTTATCCATCTAGTAGGTCTCCGTCTTTGAACCATTGATTTTATCACGGAGCTGCTTGAGGCTACGTAACGCTTTGATCTCACCTTGTAGGCGGTGTAAGTGCAAAGGCTCATCCCTTTGTTCTATTTGTTTCTGTGCAAACGTTATACGCTCGTCGATCTCTTCACAGAAAGAGTCCCAGAGAGCTTTATCGTTTACCAGTCTTTTGATTTGCATTGTCTTGTTATCTTTCAAATACTTGAAATTGACTAGAGGGTATGGTTATTACACCAGCAGTGCTTGTCACTGATTACCACCTAGGCCCGAAGCAAGAGAGGCCTCTAGACCAGCGCCGTTACCCGATCCGTTATTAGCTGAGTGGCCTTGTTCACCTGGGACTGGGGCTGCACCTGTACCCATACCACCAGCAGGCATACCACCTGTAGGTGCCTGAGGTGCCTCACCAGGAGCTGCCGCTGGGGCAGGAGGTGGGTTTTGTTCTTGGAACTTCTTAAGAATCTCAGCTTGTACAGCTGCATCACTCAGAGAGTTAGCCACCTTATCAGGGTCGAGGTCCATTGACTCAGCAATCTCACGGATGATGTAATCCATCTTAGCGAAAGGAGCCAAGGCTGGGTTCTGAACAACTTGCAAGAACTGCATAAGACGTTGGCTACGTACTTCGTTAGCCATAAGCGACGAGGTACCACGTGCCTTAACTTCAAGGTCACCCTTGATCTCAGGATCGTGGTCGAACTGCATGTTGAAGGAGAAGAATGCTTTACCAAGTGGTCCAAGCAGGTAGTCGTCTACGTTCTTAATAACTGTACGGATAGAGCCGTTGGCAGCTGACATGAGCATAGAGATACCACTAGCTGTACGACCAACACCTGATACACCTGTTTGACCGTGTGAGAAGCTAGGAAGACCTGTTGACTCATCGGCAAGTACACGAGCCTTGTCAAACATCTGCATGTTCTCGTTAGACACGTTGGGGAATGACGTACCAAAGATAGCCTGACCAGGGGCACCACCTTGACGACGGAAGACCTTACCGGGGTATACCTCAAGGTCTTGACCAGGGGCTAGGTTATTCTCGTCTACTTCAATAAGGAGGTTACCTGACAGGGCTGCGTTGTCCACAGCCATACGCATGAAGCCATTCATAAGCGTCTGTGTGTCATCCATGTTCTCAGCAAGACCTACACCGAAGAAGGAGTAAGGGTTTACCTCGTAAGGTACTGCGTAGTAGGGGATAATCTGTGGGTTGAATGGGTTCATAACCAAACGGAGAACTTGACCGTTACAAATCCATACGTTTACATTCAGCTGATCAACCTTACGGAGCTCACGTGGGATGTCCACTTGGTAGTCCTCTAGAATCTCACGATCCACGTAACCCCAGAACTCTAGAACCTCGTAGCGCTCGGTAGCTGTCTCAGAACTATCGTCCTCCATAACTTGCTCCCACCACTCTTTAGTGTAGGATGCACCGTTAGCCAACGCCATATCAATAGCATTGTCACGGAAGAAGGGACGCTTCTTAAGGCCACGTAGTCGTGAACGAGACATCTTGTGACGCTCTACAGCGTACTCAGCTTCATCCATACTGTTAGCATCGGGGTCTGGGTAGAAGTTCCAGATAGATACAGAGTCACACGAAGGCATTGTTTTGATACGGGGTTTGTAGTTACCATCATCATCCCAGTGTGGATATTCTTTATCTACTGCAAAAGGACCTTTCATGATGCCAGTACCGAACAGAGCACACTCAAAGGCTGCTGTACGGAGCTTCTTAGAGGCATTAGACTCCTCCAACTGGTCATGGATCTTCTTTTCCATCTTCTTAGCAGCTACCATAGCTGGGTATACAGTAATTTCAGTCGCTGTTGTACCAGGACCTTCCTTCAACGTGTCCATAACCGGCTCTAGTTTAGCCTTCATAGCACCAAGACGCTCTTTAAGGTCTACAACTGTCTCCCCTGGGCGTAGTTTGGTGTCTTCTGGTGACAACTGTGGCCCTTTAGCCTTCTTCATATCGTCATTTGACTCAAAATGAGCTGATTCTACGATACCTTCAGGTAAAGAAGTTGGGTCTACGGAGATTGGGAACTTATTATTACCGAAAAGTACCTCTACAAGCTGACCATAGGCTGCAAGAACCTTAGTTTTGGTGACTTTAACGAAGATACGGGACTTTTCAGTCGATGTAAACTGTACATCTGGGCCGTAGAGGCCACGGTAGTTACGGTAAGAACGTACCCAACGTTGTTCATCGGTGTAACGGGCTGTCTCAGCCTTGCTGAACCTCTCTTCCACGAAAGAAACAACAGCGCCTACAGGCTCATCAGTATAGTCACCCTCTTTAATATCCTTCACAAAAGAAGAATCAGACTCTTCCATGTTGTGTTCAATCTCAGTGGCGTCTGTTTCGAAGTTATCCATGTCTTTTCCTTGTGAGTCTTAATAACCGAAGACGGAGTCGGAGGCCTGGAAGCCTGATCTTTGTGCGTTAGGGTCGTAGTCAAAGAGACTACTGCGAGGTCTTGTCATTAGGCCGTACCTCAGAGCATCGTAACCGTGGTCAATAGGGCTCTTTGTATCTACATCTTCTGGATTATTCTTATCAAGAGGAAGAGATGGAAGTTCGGAGATGATGTTACGACAGTTGTTAAAGAATACTAGTCTTGGTTCTTCTGTAAACTCGTCTACCTGTAGTCTACGGTGTATTTCGTTCTTACCTGCGATACGAGAACCTTTGGAACGATCAGATGGTCTCCAGCGACAACCCTTCATAATCATCTGTTCAGCTAGAGAAGGACCTGTGTCACCTCTGTTGTGCCAGAGAGAGCTATCGAGCACACCGTAGCGTATCTTCTCACCAGCTTCAGCTTCGAGAATCATCTCAGCCAAGTCTACCGCTGTGACCTTGCTGCAGTAGAGCTCCCGGTAGATAACGATCTGCTCAGCAGGTGTTACAGCAAACCAGAGAACTGCTGTCATTGAACCGTAACCGTAGTCACACGCCCTGAACTTAGGCCAACTGTTTGGGATATCGTACGGCTCAACTACGTGCTTCAATGTACTGAACTCAGAGAAGGCTGAACCTTCAGAGATGCTCCAGTCACCGTCTAGAAGTTGACGACGTTGGTGTTCAGGCATTGAAAGTAGGTTAGCCTCGTACATACCGTCTTCTGATAGGTACGGGTTGTTGAATAGGTTAGCTGGGATGAACCTACGCTTAAAGAGAGGTTGACCCTCCCTTGAGTGACCTTTTGGCCACGTAATTGTTTGCCCATGTTCGTCTGTAGCGTAGAAGCTAGAGTTAGCTGGTGCTGGGTCGATGAACATCTTCTTAACCCAGAAGTGACCAGGGCCACCGGGGTTGGTTGTTGCTCTCATGTACAAAGGTAGGCCTGAGGCGCTCGTTGCACGTAGACGGGAACGCATGTAGTTCCAAGCAAAAGGAGAAGGCCACTGTGTAAGTTCATCGAGGCCGATCCAGTTGAAAGCCTGACCCTGGTAACGCATAACGTCATCGTCACGGTCAAGGTATGACATCCAGAGTGTAGCTCCACTAGGTGCTACCCAAGTCTTATCTCTCTCCATGAACTTAATACCTGGGATAGCCCGTGGGTACAGTTGTTTAGATACTGAGATAAGTTCACGTAGTTCTTCAGTTGATCGACGAACAAGTAGTCCACGAGACTGAGGGTTGTTGAAGTAACGTACAGGGTCTGCCACCATTGCGTAGGACTTACCACCACCAGCTGCACCACCGTAAAGTACTTCTTGCTCACTAGAGGCTAGGAAGTCCTCTTGGGGGCCAGGGTTGGGTGCAAAGATAATATCCTGAGCAGCTTCTATGTCAATGTCAGCTGGCTTAGCCTTCGCTGGAACCGTCAGAGGAGTCTTCTCCTCCTTCTCTAAGGCTTCTGGTTCCTGAACCACCGAGTCTATCTTCTTCGAGCTTACGCGCCGTTTCTGCGGCTTCTTTCGCACGTTTTTCATACTTTCGATAGGAGCTGGCTTGGTTACGCCTTTGTTCTTCGATTGAGACACGTTTATGTAATCCTACATGTGAGATATAGCGACCTGAGTTCTCGGAGAGCCATCTAGCCACCATACGGAGGCTGTACTCAGCTAAGTACTTCTTAGCCTGCTCTAGCATTTCCAGTTCACTGGGGATGGGTTGAAGGAGGTTAGGGTCCTCTGGGTCTTGTTCGTATCCGAATGGAACATGTCTTCCGACACGTACAATAGGGTACCATTCCCCGTTTAGACCTTTCTTAGGTATCTTCCATGTCTGCCCAGTAACTTTGGACTTAAAGGAAGGTGCTTGTTTTCTAGCCATCTTATATCACACACACATCAGTTTGTCAAGTATATTTCACCACTTAGCTTTGTTAGCGACAGCTCTACACACTTCAATGAAACGTTCTTGAGAGTATGCTTGTTTCATCATGTTCACCTCTGAGGTTACCCATTGTAGGTTGCCCTCAATATATCCGAGGTTACTGTCGATCCTGTCAAGAGATGCGTTGTTGGTTATCTCCATAGCGTCGAGGGGTTCACCGGAGAGAGCGCACTGAAAGTCTTGTTCAATCAGCAAATCAGCTAAGTAGTCAAAAGATACGCTAAACTCGATACCACGTGTCTCTGCACCTGTCTTGTACTTGTGAGCAAAGGAGCAACGGAGAACACCTTTGTAGTAGCCTTTGTGCGAGTTACCGTTAGGGTCTTTGTTAGCACAGGCTTTACATAACTTACCTAGTCTCTGGGACTCACGGGCGTAATTATAACGTGCATAAGTCACCTGAGAACCACACTGAGGGCAGTCCTTAGCATACCTACCGTTCTGTAACTTAATCACCATTTCTCGCGTGAACTCCAGTAGGCTGCAGACATCTTACCTTTGGCGATGTTCTTACCGTGACGTGCCTTAAAGGACGCCCGTTTCTTCTTCATCTTATCTGACTCACCTGCTTTAGGTTTACCAGCAGTCTTAGCCCCTTGCTCACCGAAGCGAATAGTCTTAATCTTATCACCTTCTTTAGCGACGACAACATGGGACTTCTTAGGGTGGTTAGGTGTACGTTTTGGTTTGTTATAACCTGAGACACCTGCACGTTCTAGGCGTGGGTCTTTCTTAACAGCCATTAGTCTTGTTCCTTCTTTGAAGGTAGGATGAACACTGGTTCCTTAGAGGATACCTCTACCTTCTCTGTCTTAGTGAAACCAGCACGGTCCATAAGGTCCTTGGCTGCGTTCATCTTTTCCTTTGCACCTAGCATGTCTGTGTCACCCATAACCTTGAACATGGTATAGGCTGCTTTAGTAGAGCTCTGTGCAATAAACTTACGGGTAAGCTCGTAGATCTCATCAGCTAGAGCAGACGTCACAGAAGACGTAGGTACGTTGTCGGAGTAACCCGCAAGCTTCTTAGCTTTAAGAGGATCTCCCTCAGCTTCTTCAAACAGTACAGCTAGGAATAGCTCCTGTTTATCTGTTAATGTTCTCTTAGTCATCAGATCCCCCTCGATGGGTTATAGAATTGTTTACCAGAAACAGATATATCAATAGTCCCCGATCCTTTGTAGGCAACTACCTTATCACCTGCGTGGAGGTAGATTCGGTCTGATTCTATAAACTTATAAGTATTATTGCCTGAAATAGAGTGGTCCCGCACAATATAGCAGTAAGAGGCATGGTCTGCGTGGTAGACTAAGATTGAGATATTACCAGAAGCACCGCCGTTGGTAGCCCCACAAAAGGTAATCTCACAGTCATGGTTAGGGGGGACAGTGTAGACTACATCAGCATCTACTCCTGTTGTTGTACTTGTAATGGAACGACTCTCAAAGAAAGTACTATAGTCTTGCCTAGCCATCTTTACTCTTCCCAGGCTTCATTTACGTCTGGTGTCGATGGGTCATCAGCTTTAAAGTGACCATCCTCGTCACGAGCACGTTTCTTCTTAGGTGCTGCCTTCTTCACCTTCACTGGTTTATCTGCAGCAGCGCGTTCACAGTCACAGATAGCAACCATAAGGTCCTGGTCCTTACAGTCGAACTCACCGTAGGGGTTCATACTTGCAACGACGTCACCACGTTTGTTTACGATCTTATCTGATGAGAAGAAGTAACCCTTCTTGTTGAGTTCCTTCTCGTGTTCCTTAAACATCATCATTTCTTGTACTTCCTTTGTGTAGCTGGGTTGGAGGCCCCAATGTTCTTGCCATACTTCTTAGCGTCTGCCTTACGGGAGAAGCTACGGTTGGCCGACTTAGGTTTAGCCTTCAGGTTCTTGGTGGAGTTATCACGAGGGTTACGGTTCTTATGGTCTACGTCCTTACCGTCCCCTTTAGAGACGACACCCTTCTTCTCCATCTTACGGCGAGCTGCCTTACGAGAGGCGTTAGCCGCTAGGTTAGACTTAGGTGACTTGAGTTGAAGCTCACGCTCCCTCTTGTAGTCTCTCTTCTTCTCTGGCATGTTTAGTGATCCTCGAACAAGCAGATGGATGTGATAACTGTGCCGTTGTATAGTTTGAACGTGGTGGTAATAGACGCGGGGTCCATATTCCAGCATCCAAAACAACTACCACATGGTTTCTTCGTATTAATCCAACATCCCATACTCTTGCTTTCCTTTTTTGGTTTCTACCATTTGTCTTCTGATCGTGAGCCTTGTGACTCATTAGCTTCTGCTGACCTACGTCTGAGTAGCTCCAGTTCTAGCTCTTTCTTTTGAATATCCAGCTCTATCTGTCGTACAGCTAGTCTCTGAGCCTCATCGCACCTGTTGTAACTAGGCCTTCGCTTCTGAAACTCGATGACGTACTTGAAGCCTACAACGACATCATCGGTCTCTGTGTCCACTTCGCTAAAGAACTCTAAGCGCTTACCATTGCTGTTGTCTACCGTATGTTGACAGGTAGCCTGGCCGTAGCGTGTAGTAAAACTATCAGCTTTAGCGGTGCCAGAGACGGAGACACACACGGCTGCTAAGCTTAGTGTTCCCGCCAGACTGCTCACGCTTAACCTTAGTACAGACATAATATTTACCTTTGTTTCTGACGGTAACTTTAATATCCACGACTTCACCTGTGTCTAGTGTTACCTCGTTGTTAATCAGAGAGGACCTCCACTGAGACCTAGTGGGACGTAGTGTATCTTTGTCCAACACCTCAACCTTGTAGGTTACAGGGCCCTCGTATAGGTTCTTGAGCCATATGTTGCTCTCACCAAATACGGACACGCTACTCTGGAGGTCCCTTGTGGAAGATTGATGTGAGGCTGCACCACCAGCGTAAGCTAGCAGTGCAACCATTGTTATGACCCTAAACATCACTCAAAGCAGGTGACGGTGAAGGCAATGGGATAAGCACCCTCGTCTGCAATCTCTGTTACAGCTACATCGACAGTAGCTGGGTCAAGTGTCAGTGTGTCGATTGTCAACGCCCCATCAGGCACCAAGGTAAACGTACCTGTCAGGTCACCGTTGTCTGTGATTGCTGTGGCTCCAAATGTGGAACCAGTGTAGTCAATCGCAGTAATAGCACCAGAGTTACCGTCAAAGACACTGTCGTTAGTGATGAGGATAGACCCTAGTGAACGATAAGTGATGTCCATCGTCGCTGGGTTTGTAATACTTACGAACTGTCCGTTAGGTTCATCGTATTCCATAGCACCCGTTAGGGGCCCCGTAAAGGAACACGACATCGCAAGGTTGGTAGCATTTAGGGTCAGCGACATATCAGGCCCAATAATGCTAGAGGAGGCTGAGGTAACCCCAAAAGCCGCAATAGATGCAGCAGCTAGTATCTTCTTCATGATCTTTCCTTTACTCTTCATGATCTTTCCTTTATTGCAGACCTACGTCAACTTCTGCTTCTTGATCACCTTCAGAGAGGTCACCGTTACCTGTGTCTGCCTGCTGTTCACACTGAGCGAGTAAGCAGATGTTCACAGGGGTGTAGCCTGTACTGTACGAACAAGCTGAAAGTACAAATAGAGTAGAGAGGAGTAGAGCTAGTTTAGGCATATTACTTACCATCCTTCCACTTCTCTATGGCCTTCTCACCACTGCGACCTACGATGTAACCACCAACACCTAGTGTTAGAAGGTTCCAGAGCTGGTCTGGTAGCTCAAGGGTGTTCTCCAGTACACTTGGGAATACGATACCCAGTACAGGGAAGAACAAGTAGTTCATAGCTATAATAGAGATAGCGACCATCATCAGGAGGGGCCGCCAAGCGGATGTGATCCAGCTCTCTGACTTAGCCTCAGCGAGGATGATCTCACCACGTATCTTCTCAAGGGAGTCAGTGTGTTCGAGAAGAGCTAGTTTAGTCTCTCTTTCTATCTCAGCTCTCTTATCTGAGTCTGGGATAACCTTCTTCAGCACATCACCTAGGATCGGTGCAAGAACGGGGATAAGGGCCTGAAGCATATTCTACTTGTCCTTTCTAGACACCCACATAGTGAAGATCAACATCACAAGTGAGTTAAAGATGAACCACAACCAGTTGGAGATGTCACGTCCCCACTCATACCCTGAAAGGTACGCTGTGGTCCAACCTGATTGGGCCCAGAGGTATGTGACGACTGCTAGGGCCATTAAGAAACCTACGAGGCTACGTCTCTGTACAGCAGCAGGTACCAAGGCGATGAGCAACACCGTTGCCCACAGTAGTGTTATGAAGTCTACGGTAATTGATGACATTCAACTACTTCCCTTTTTATTGTTATTACCCACGAGCTCTGAGCGGCGAAGTCCACCCAGAACATAAAGAGCGTAGCGAGTATGAAACCTGCTATAGCTGCAGGTACGTTGTTTCGTAGCTGACCCTTCACAGGACTAGCCCCCCTTTAATCACAAAAGCCATCACAGCGGAGATAGCCCCACCTATTACGAAGAAAGCAACCTTCTGGTTAAAGGAACCTCTTTGGTTCTCAACTTCTTGTACGGTTCGGATAGTCTGCTCTAGTAGAGCAATGGTTACGGTGAGGTCAGAAGAGGTATCTCTTAGCTTCTCTAAGAGTACGTAAAGGTCCTCCACCTCTTTCTCTATCCGAGCCATGCGTAGCTGTAGGTCAGATTCAGTCATCAGTGGAGCCCCTCTTTATTGTATTCTTTTATGTACTGAGCAGAGAGGGTATGCAGTCCCTCGGGTGATCAGTGTGTCATGTCTTTGAGGAAGAGGGCACGTTCTTCTTGACGTCTCTTAGTCAAACCACGTAGTACCTTACCTTTTTGCTTATCCCAGCGGAGGAGTTCGTCAGCTGCTCCTTTATAGTCTTTCTTATTCAACTTCTTCAACAGAGTTGATCTCTTGAAGTTGGTAGCACCTAGGTTATAGACAAAGGAGGCTAAAGCATCATACTGGTTCTGTGTCAGAGGTACCTTAACGTGCTTCTTGAGAGCTGCCTCTACCCAAGCCAAATCATGCTTGAGGAGTTCCTCTGCTCCTTTCTCCGTTATGACCATCCCTGGTTTAGCTGTCTTAGTGTGACCGTACCCGATAGTCCATACATCATCACGTGTAGGTAGGTAGGACCTCAGTCTTAAACCTTCGGACTCCTTGATCAAGTCCACGTTACTGATCGACATAGATTGTACATCTGCTTCACCACCAACACTGTAACCTAAGTACTGAGCAGTAGCAACTGTTAGTTGTTGTAGGAAGTTGTTGAAGTTCATTCCCAGTCTCTTTTAGTATTCGGTTGGTGGACATCTCTGGCATCTAGGAGTCCTTCAAGATACATGGAACGCTCCATGCGGTCTAAGGATACCCACTCACCTGTGTCCTGGAAGTACTTCTGTCTGACGTAGAAGACCTCACTACGAGGTATGTGCATAGTCTGCAGAGCCTTTATGTCATCCCCTGCGAGAGCACTAAAGAACCTCCCTAGGATGTCGTCTTCTGGTCCGTGTGTATCTGTTCGTTCTGGAGTCTTCATCGTACTCTCTCATTAGCTTACCCCAGTTATAACATAGGGTGTTCTTCAAGTCAAGCAGAAATACCACCTTAGCTATACTAAGGGCTCTGCTTCTCCTTCAATTTTATTGAATAATTCCCCTGAAGTTCCCTTGAGGGGGTGCGACAAAGGAGGTGAAGTACATACTTAAAGTATGACTTGGGTTGGACATGTAGCCGCGAGGTCAACCCCTTATGTGTACTTAATGTATACTTTAAGTATCTCTTATGTTCTTCACTTAAGTTCTACTTATCTTCTTCATCTTCTATGTTATATCTTATTAGATGTAGGAGTTTTAGTGTTCTTTAAGAAATACTTTAAGTATATTATACCATAAGTGTGTTTGGGTGTCAAGCTAAAAGCGACATGCTAGATGAAGATAGGGAAGATCTCCCACGAAAGGGTCATTTAGCGGGAAGATCTCCTGTGTATTAGCTAAAATGCAGAACATTCTCCTTCACCCTGTTTTCCACCCAGGCCTCAACCTGTAGTTGACCAGGTACTACATAGGGTATACACATAGGCTTCGAACCCCTAGTGGGTTAACAAAGTGGTTAACAGACCTAAAATACCCCTCTCTGTCATTGTGGGTATATAATAACGCCACACCCCCCACTGGCCCCTCTACCCCCTGCATACATATTCCCTTTGTCGCATATGAGAATCATTCTTAAGTAGCTATATACATTCCGTTATTGCTATATGAGAACCATTCGCAACAAGCATACACATTCAAGAAGCTGAATAGATTGACTGCTCGGTCGGGATTGCCTTCGCCAGAGACAAGAGACATATTCAAGAAATGCTATATGATAATCATTCGCAAGTAGAACGGTATTGCTGATGGTTTTCGTAGGGTATACGGGCAGGTTGGAGGTTATATTCACAAACCTGAATACATTCCCATAAATAGAACACACCCAGAACAACCTTAAGAACACATAGGGAACGCCCCATAGACCCCGATTTTAGCCTCACTGAGCACCATCTCTGGTTTTGACGATATGCGACCCCCTAGAAACTGAGTTCCCTATCTGTTCCCTGCCTGTTCTACTTCGTTCCCTTTGGTTGTATATATATATTACTACCCGCGCGTTTATCCTTTTATAGGCTGCACCAAACCTAAGCGAACCTATTTTCTCACCTGCTAACCTATTGATTTTAAACGATAATCGAAGAAAGTTAGTATTTTATTGCATTTTATTTGATTTATTTTAGATGGAAACGAATCAGCTAACCCATTGTTTTCATTACATATTCTTTGGACCGACCTGAATTTATCCAATGTTTTCAAGGGGTTGACATTATCTCGGTCTGCCCTCATATTCAATTCATCGGCAAGACAGCAAGACAAGCCAGACAGTCGAAGCGGGGAGGCGAACCCCTAGGATCAAAATCAAACGCCCTAGGTTTTAGGCTTGCGTGAGGCCGACGCCCCGATTTGGACGGGTGAGCAGCGCAAGTCTGGTTTAAACTGGGTAGCAGTCGAGTAATTGTGTGGCCACTAAGGTGCGCCACGTGAGCAGTGAAGGAGGTTGCTAGGGTCCTGAGGCTATAGAGCGGACCTCACTTATACTTAGACTGTTGCAGCAAGTGGGTGAGGGTAGTGAAGGCTTAGGGTTCCCATTTTATAAACCAGTGCATCCATGACGGGTGCATTGCTTGTGAAATGGAATAAGGAACAAATACCATGACAAACGACATTAAAGTAATTGAAGATAAATTCGTGACTGCAATGGGCTCAGGTGTTGCCGCTACTGGCCACCTCATTGCCCTTGTGCAAGACCTAGCTAAATCTGGGGTGGGTGGCACTGTTGCCAGCGTGATTGCTCGACTTGCCAAGAAAGGTGATATGCAAGGTGCTCGTGCGGTTCGGTCTATCGTCGGGACTATCTTCGTGGGCTCTAAGGTGGTGAAGGCGAAGGATGGTAAACTGTTGCTTTCCATGAAGGATGCTGAGCTAAATCAGGAAGCTCTTGAACGCCTAGTCAAAGCTGGTGGTGAGAAGCTGTCTATTCGTGACACATTGGTTAAGCGGGTAAAAGGTGAGACAGAAAAGAAAGAGATTGTGTTGCCTGAATATGCCGAGAAACTCGTGAAGCGTATGGCCAAGGAAGGCTTCTCACAAGCCGCCCTCGTCGCAGCCATCCAAGCCGTGAAAGCCTAATCTATACAACGTGGCCACCTTTCCTCCCTCGTGGGTGGTCACTCATGTGCAGATTACCAGTGGTGTCGCTACTATGACGCCAGCCTTGGGGGCGGGATACCCGTGCTAAAACCCGCACTAACTCTAATCGTGAAAGGAAAAGTCATGGTGCAAGTTATCTTGAATGGTGTGGCCGTGGGTCACCTGAGTGAAGCCAATGCCCGCCTTTACCTTACTCAAACTCGTGGCACAATCGTGTCGCAGACAGCAACCACTATCAATGTCGTGAAAGGATAAATCATGTCTAGTTGGAACCACGTTAAAAATGATGCCACCCGTGCCTTGCTCAGTGGGCGTATCCCCGCTGATTTACCTAATTTAACCCAAGCCCTAGATGCTATGTTGGATGAGCAGGCGATTGATGCCTCTAATCTCGATCTAGAAGATAGTGTTTTCTTCTATCGTGCCGACATGTTATCAGAGGCGCATGATGCCTATATGTGCCGTGACAAAGGTCTCTGTATGAACCGCATCAAAACCTTCTATTCCGTTTGAAACGTGAAAGGATAAATTATGACCGCCTACTTTACTGCCTGCGCTGTATCGTGGGCGTTAGAAAACCGTGTAGACGCAACGTGTGATCCATGTGATGATTGCACCCATTGGATAGGAGAAATATAACATGCCACGCTTAGAGCAGATCGTGTTTGCTATAGACAAGAACCATGACGCCCATATCGTGTCTAAATTCATGAGACACATGGACACACAACGTGCAATGGGTAAAACAGATAGTCCTATGGTGCAGTGTATTGGTGCTTGGACAGACCTTGAAGGTAAGACCCACATGGAGCCTTCCTATATGGTGAGCACCCGTGACTTTGACAAACACGTGAGAGGCAGTGGGTATGTAGACGATCAAGTTTGTTTCTTAGTGATCCCAGGTGATACCCGCCAGCCTTGTGCCTTGCAATTCCCTGACGGGAAGCATAGGTCTCTTAAACCCATGAGGAAGATCACATCTACCGAAGGTGTGTCTGATTGGACGTATGTTATTGAAACAGGAGAATATTTCACATGCTAGACCTATTTGAGGAACTCGCAGACGTCACCACGTTGTCTGAAGACTATCGTGAGATAGAAGAAATCTTAGAAGAGGAATATGAAGATGGGTAATAAAGTAGACATGAAACCAGTGAGCCTATTTGCGACCCCTGTATCTATGGGTGAGCTAGAAGCTTGGCTTGAGAATACCCGTGATCCGATGGTGGTGACGGGTGCCATGATGATGTATAACCTACTCGTGTCGAGCTATGATCTGCATGAAAAGGCTAGTGAAGACGCATAAGGTTGCGTTAGATATAAACAAGATGTAGTGCCTGCCATATATACTTGTGGCAGGTGTTGTGTCTTACTCGTGAAAGGAGTAGCAGAGATGCTCATATCAGGTTGGTTTGAAACAGAAGAAGGCGCAGGTTTTATCGAGGTGTCAGATGTGGATACTGTCGGTGATCTTGCTTGTATCCTCTACGCTAATTATGGTGTGGATGTGATCGGTGTAGACATTGAGCTTGAAGGTGAGTATACTGATGGCACAGATGTCTCCACTACTATGACAAAGCTGGCTGAGGAGCTTGAAGCTCTTATTGCCTAAATGAAACAGGTGAGCACCTAATCAAAGAAAAGGATTGTGCTATGATTAATGTTAAAACTCTAGACGATGTGCCTGTAGGTGCTTTTTACAAGAATGGTATCGTGTTCAGTGAGATTATCGCAAAGCAGAGTTCCGAAGGTTATGTCAGCTCAGGCATCGGCAAGGTTGTCGTGACGAATGGAGGTGTCTGCGCTCCCGCTGTTGACCTTTATTCAGTATGGCCTACCGAAGGCCAGTCAGATGCGTGTAGTCGCATCTACTCAGAGGAGTATGTCAACAACCTATCAGACCCTGACGTAATCGTGAGACGTGCTAAGGATTGCCCTCTGATCAATAACTCTAAGTATGGCTCACCTGCTGAGGTAGGTTTAGCCTTCCTTTCGTCATCAGGTTATTACTTCAGCTCGAACGAGACACCTGTGCAAGGATTCCTCTGTAGTCGTCAGGAGGTAGATATAAAATCTATCCGTTTTGCTATTGGTCTCCACAGACCTGATAAAGAAGATGGTGGCAAGGTTTCTATCTATCGTGACGCTGTTGACTACAAGCGTGACAGACGCACAACTCTTAAGGCTGGCCGTGCCTTCCGTCACATGTTCCCCTCTGCTGATGACAAGTCCATCGCATCATTGGCGGAGGCTTGGCTTGAACACTCAGCTCCTCGTGACCTCACCCTTAAAGTAGGTCGCAGTGTTGATGACTTCACACGTGCTTATGACCACGATAGAGCTCCTTTCCGTAACCCTATTATCACAGGTAATCGTAAGTCTATTGCCTCATCATGTATGCAAGGTGTTGGTCGTGAGTATCGTGACGAGGTTGGTCTCTGGGACTATGCCTCAGTAGGTGCAGCTTACGCCTCTGGTGACTTTGAGGTTGCTTGGGTAGAGGACAAGGATGGCCTCATAGCGGGCCGTGTAGTCTATTCGGTAGCTGAGGGTCGCAGAAACACATCAGGGCCTCTCTATGGGGCTTGTGAGCAGTCTCTGGGCATGTTGCAAGACCACCTCACTGTAAATGATCTAGAGTATGATGTTGAAGCGTGGTCAGGTCTACGTCTGAAGTGTGTAGGGCCAAAGGGTGAACCTGTTGTCCCTTATCTTGACGGTGACTTAGGTGGTAGTGTTACTTATGATGGTAAGTTCATTGAGCTTTGCTATATCAGCGATGGTGAGTTTACCTTCGACGACACTAACGGTTACCCATCCCCAGGTGGTATGTGTGAATGTTGTGGTGGTGGTTTCAACCACGAGGAACTACATGGCACCGACTACGGTCCTTATTGTGAGCATTGCTTTGATGAGACATTCACCTATCTTGAGTGTGGAACTGTAGTTGATCGTGAAGAAGCTGTTGAAGCTTATATATTCCTCGACAACGCAGCTGGTGGCCGTACACTGACGCAAGTTATCCATATTGATGAAGCTGTTTACTGTGAGGAGTATGATGAGTATTGGCATGAGGACTACGTTACTATCGACGATGAAGGTGTTGCAAGACCTACACATCTCATCCCCGATCAACTTGAATTAGACTTGGAGGAAGCAGCATAATGACAGCCAGTAAGCAAAAGCTGGTAAGCATGTTGACCTATATGAGGCCTGCTTACAGTATCACAGAGCAGATATTCTGTGAGAAGTATCTGTTGCCTGTCTTCGGTGAACCCGATGAGCACGGCAACTATATCAAAGTGATAGGCGACAGACCTAACATCGCCTTCACAGCACACACCGACACTGTTCACAAGATGGAGGGTATCCAAAAGCTATCTATCTCCGATGATGTCGTCACTACTATGACAGGCAGCTGCCTAGGTGCTGATTGCACCACAGGGGTCTGGTTGTTGCTGGGTATGATCGAAGCAGGTGTTGAGGGCGTTTATATAGCCCACGCAGCTGAGGAGATAGGTGGTGTCGGTAGCACTAACCTAGTCAAAGATTACCCTGCTTGGTTGATCGAGATTGATGCAGTCATATCTTTCGACAGGTTCGATACGTGCAGCATCATTACACACCAAGGTGGTATGCGCACAGCTAGTGACGACTTCGCTAAGTCACTGGCAGGTGTTCTTGAGTTGCCTCAGCTTAAGCCTGACAACTACGGAACCTATACCGACTCGATGGAATACTCTGAGATCGTGTCAGAATGCACCAATATCAGTGTGGGCTACTACAACCAGCACACAGCCAAGGAGTCACAGGACCTAGAGTATGCTGAGATGCTGCTTGAGAGGCTCATAGAGGCCGACTGGAGTGCCTTGGTGTTCTCTCGTGACCCGACAGTAGTGGAGTACACTGAAGGCTCTGTAGGGCGCTACTCAGAGAGTGTTGAGGATGATGCTGAAGTTGCTAAGATATGGAAACTTCTACTTGACAGACCAAGTGAAGTAGCTGACCTGCTATACAGCTACGGTTTTACAATGGATGACATGTGTGACGAGCTTGACTTAGACCTTATGGACAGATCGTTCTACACAGATGTCGCTACATACTAATCAAAAGGAGACTAACATGAAACTACTCATTGCAACAACAATCGCAGCACTGGCCTCTTTCAGTGTAAACGCAGCTACTATTGGTGTCCAAGCTATTGATGATAATGGAGGACCTATCGGTAAACATGAGGTCATTGACCTGAAAGGACACACCTGTAGGGATGCTGTTAAGTTTATCCGAGACAGTATGCCCAACTCTATATGGATTGACCTAGGGAACCATAAGTACCTATCTAGTGAAGACGGTTCACACGCACTTATGATTTGTATTGATGACGGAAAGGAAGTTTAATATGACATATACTTACATCGCAGAGATTATGAGCAACAAGTCCCTTGTGGATTCAACTACTTCTTCTGATCTAAAGGAGGTTGTCTCATGGGCGACATCTAACTCTATTGAGGGTGACCTAATTGTAATCTCTGAAGGTTATGAAGGTGCTGATGGTGTTGTCGACAAGCACGACCACATTAATTCATGGTACAACAGCTAAGGAGCTCACACTATGTCTAGAATCATTAAAGACGTACCACCTAGTCCTTGGCCAGATGTGGCTAGGCAACTACTACACTACGGTGCTTTAGAGATGAACCCTACAGCAATAAGTATATGCGCTAAGGTTACCACCATGAAGCATCCCACACAGTCTCAAGTTAACGCTCTATATTCTATAGCTAGTTCTATTAATGTCGCTATATCTGAAGATTCTTCTTGACATGTGTGACAAATATCTTTAAAATAAGCTTTAGCTTCCTTAAAGAGAATAATTGAATTAGAAAAGTAGATGAAGAGAATACTTAAAGTATTACTTCATGTATACATAAAGAAAGGCCTAGGTATGGACCCCAACATCAATAAGTTGATAGGACAACTTAACATAGCTGAAGGTGATACACAGGCTTCTCTTGATGTAGCCTTTGACCTGATAGAACTCCTATTGGTTCAGGTTGACCACCTTCAGACATTCGTTGAAGAGAACGGGTTGACGAGTGAAGATTATCTCGAATACCTTGAACGATTCGATAAACGAGTCCTACACTAAAGGAGACTACTATGACATTCGATCCTACAACAATCGCAATTATAGCACTAGCTGGTGTAGCTATCTATCAACATTTTCAGATTGCTGACCTTAACGGAGCCGTTGATGAGATCATCGAAGGTCACAATCGCTTTGTAGATGCAGTGGTAGCTGCCGCAGACAGTATGGAAGAGGAAGACTAATGACCCAGATTAAAGCTGAGCTACTTGCAGTAACCCAACCTTGGGGGAAACAATCTTTCACTACACCAGAAGGGCTTGTTGCTTATTGCGCAAGGGTGAGTAACCCGAAGAACCAGGATAACCCTGATTATGCTGGTCTTCTTCAGTACTGCGTTAGAAACAAGCACTGGTCTGTGTTTGAAATGTCTAACGCTGTTGTGGAGATCGAAGCGCCACGGGACATAACCCGCCAGCTTCTTCGTCACCGTAGCTTTCTGTTTCAGGAATTTAGTCAAAGATATTCCGACGAGATTGAATTCACTGAACGAGATTTTCGTAGACAGGACGACAAGAATCGCCAGAACAGTATTGATGACCTAACTGAACCTCAACAGGATTCAGCATCCGTGATGTCGTCGATAGTTAGAAGCACTGCCGAAGACTACTACAAAGAACTGATTAAAATGAAGGTGGCAAAAGAGTGCGCACGGGTGATTCTTCCTGAAGGCATGACTATGTCCCGTCTGTATGTAAACGGTACATTTAGAAGCTGGTTACACTACATTGATGTCAGGGACGATGTCGGTGTCACACAATGGGAACATGTACTTCTTGCACGAGCAGTACGTAAGGTACTGGAACCCGTAATGCCAACTATGCTAGGAACACCTGATGTTTAAGAGCCTAGACCCTTTAGAAATACCTAAATTACTCAGATACGAAGATGGGAGGTTGTTTTGGAAGCCTCGTGATCGAGACCTTTTTACATCAAAGTGGGCATTCACTGTATGGAACAAGAGGTATGCAAACACAGAGGCGTTCACTTATATATCCAATGGTTACCTAACTGGGCGTATTTATAACAAAGGTTACCTAGCCCATAGGGTTATATTTTGCCTGCTCCACGGCAGGTGGCCTACGCTCGAAATAGATCATATAGACGGGGACCCTAGTAACAATCGTATAGAAAACCTACGTGAGGTGTCTTCATCCGATAATAGTAAGAATATGAAGCGAATGGATCACAATATGTCGGGTGTAACTGGGGTCTACTATGAGCAGTACACTAGTAAATGGTGTGCAAGCATTGAGTCCAAGGGTAAAAGGTATAAGAAGAGGTTCACACAGTTTGATGATGCAGTCTCTTGGAGAAAGATTAAAGAAAAGGAGTTTAACTTTCATGAAAACGATAGGAGATGACGCCTTTGCTGACATGTGTCGCCTTCGGTGCAAGCCTGACACACAGTATGAGAGCCGCCTTGTAGCTGATCAAGTGTCAACAATCATGCAAGACCTGTATCCTGTATCATGGGCTGCACTAATGAAAGGAGAAAAGCAATGACTAATCGTAAATTTACACCGCCAACAGAGTTTCCCGCTGAGTATGAAGATGGATATGGGTGTAAGGTCACTATCTTGGGGCGTTCTTATTACAACAAAGAGAGACCTCTGGTAGGTTTTGATGACGAGGGCTGCGCCTGTAATTACGCAGAAAACGGGGCTTATTGGCCTGATGATGGGGGTAAATATGACCTTCACGACATCCAAAAGCGCATCACAACGTGGCACAACGTCTACGAGGGTTGGGTCGGGGCTTCAAATAAAGTGAACCGTGGGGCTACAGAAAACCGCCTCTGCGTCTACCGCATTGAACGTAACGAGGATGGTAGCAACCCTGAGATATTCGTGGAGGAAGTGTGAAGAGGATACTACTCACAACAACAACACTTAAGCAACCGTGGAACGAAGGAGATTGGGACATGAGTGAAACAGTAACAGCGTCAATCCGAGACGCACTGGTTATGAAGTGCGTCAAAGATATTGCGGAAATTACAGGGGAGGGAGAGAACCTTGTTACCCATGCAGCACTGGTCTTTTTTGTCGCTGAGGGTCTTACGGGGCTTGGCGATGTGTACAGATTGCGTGAGCAACTAGCACACGTAACGAGCAGCATCCTTGATAGATTAACGGAGGAAACAGAATGACTGACGGAAACACATACGCAATCAACAAGCACCTCGACGAGCGTGAAGACTATGACGCACTGCAAGAGGTCACGGCAGAGCTTGAGCAGGCAGAGGCACGGATTGAGGAACTGGAGGGTAAGCTGGCGAAGGCGTTAGAGCTTGCGGAAGAAGCCTTTGAGTTCAACATAGAGGATGATGGCCCTCGTGCATGGCACTCTATAAATGACCGCATCGCAGAACTGAAAGGACAGGACGATGAGTGATTATACAAAAGCACTAACGGCTGAGCAACTTATTTACTTCATTGCAAATGATCGCCCAGAGTTGTCTCACGATAAAGTTATGTGGCAACGCAACGAATACATCAAAATCTGTCGTGAGTGGCTTGAGAACAAAGGACAAGACGATGAGTGATGGCATTATTGACAAAATACTGGACCGTTATGGGTTTTTGGGGGCGCTTGCACTTGCGCTTGCTTTGGTGGTTCTGGTTAATGTGTGGATTGTTGCTTCTGTGATTTACCCAGTCGCATTTTTAACACCTGTTTTAGTGGCGATCTGGATGGTTTGGAGGGTGAAAGGACAAGACGATGAGTGATGATCTGGTGAAGCGGTATCAGCTGGACTACCACCACACTCGAACATATGCAGAGATGGCGGAAGACTGTGATGGCGATTGGGTAAAATACAACGACTACAAAGACGCCGCCGACCGCATCGAGGAACTGGAAGCAAACATCAATATTAAGGCAGACTTCATTGATGCAACGATCAACCAGCTTGCGGCATCTGATCAGCGTATCGAGGAACTTGAAGCCAAGCTGGCGAAGGTGACAGAGGAGCTTGAAGAATATAAATGGATGTATGAGGACTTGTGCAAATGAGCTACTGGCATTACCAACTGATGTACCACAAGCGTGAAAACCCTGCTGCCTTTGAGGGCGATGGCTACTATGCTATCCATGAATACTACACTCTGGAGGGAGGCGATACTTGGACTGTACAACCTGTAGAAGTAACAGGAGAAGACATTGAAGACGTTAAGAAATCTCTTCTGCTTATGCTACATGACATTGACAAACACGGAGTGAAAGACTATGAGTAAAGAAACAGACTACAACGTAACCCGCAGTGCAGCCACTCAGGTCACAGACCGTTTTAGCCGTATGTTGCGTGACCTAGAGGATGACTTCGAAGAAGAGATTGTAGTGTGGAGCCTGATGAAGTATTACAACCTATGCTCAGTACCCGTTAAGGACGAGGGTGGGGTGGACATGGGTGTAGATGAAGACCTACTGTGGGCTATTGAACGTATCTTGCAGGACTTCATGGCTACATCTGACTTCAACGATTGGATGCTTACCGTTAAAGGTAAACGACCAAGTAAATGCGGAGATTAACCCCTGTATTTACCGCAAGAGGTAAGTAGTAGCACAGCTACGCAGTGAAACGGAGAATGTAAGCTTCGTGCTACATATTCAGCAATTAAGACTTACACGTACTACAAACACGCAAAGGACGGAGAACAACTATGGATGACGTTTGCCCCTCATGCAGAGAGCCACTGGATTGTCCATCAGGAGATGGTTGTGCGGCCATGACTAAGCATACGGACAGCACTATGACTGACGAAGTAGGGCACATGCAGGTCACAGGCATCACTGAACATGAGGACGGTGGTGCTACCGCAGAGTTTGACATGGATGACACCACAGCAGCACTAGCACAGGAGCTAGGGTTGAAGCTACTGATCTACTGTGGAGCTACTGGTACTGACATCGACTATGTATTCGATAGCATTCTAGGAAGAGATAAAGAATAAGAGATTAGAGGGGGCTTTACACAGGCTCCCTTTTTCTT